CAAAGCCCAGCCTCTGTCCGGCTCCGCGCTGATACCTTGATAGAACCGTCCGTTTTCCTTGTCGTACAGTTTCAGATACAGCTGATCTCGAATCAATTCAGCCGCTTCCTTGTATTTCTTCACGTTGAGAACAAGGGAGCATCCCTCAAGTCCCTGCAAAGCAGAGCACTGATGTTCCGTAGAGCACCATTCGATTTCGCCCTCGATGTAGGAGTAATCGTCAAAGTCGTAGGTGCCGTAGCCACCTTTGAGCAATCCGTATCGTGGGTCTTTCGTGTCGGTGATCTGTCGGCTGATGAGGAAATCTCCCGCCTTCTTTATCATCTCGTTATAGGCGGTGTCACCGGTGGTAAGCACATAATAGCAAGCACCCCACAGGAGCCAGCCCATAGCGCCGGTACGGACGTAATCCTCAAAGAGCTGCCCAATATAGATGTCGTAGGAAAAATTGAAAGAGCCGTCGTAGTTCTGTTCAAAAGCCATACGGTCAAGCATTTCCTTGCAGATGTCGTAATCACCGCTGGTCGTGAATACCAAAAGAGCAAGCCCAACGTCGTATGCCCACGTTCTGGAGTTCAGGCAATAACCGTAAATCCGCTGCGCCCGTGTTCCGTCCTTGTCATACTGCGGATCATCTTCGGGGATAAAGAAAGAAGCGGGCAGCCGTCCGCTCTCGATGTTTGCCACAGCCCCCGCAAGCCCGATGACCTCATAGCCGCCGGGTATGGGATGAATCAGCTTTGCAATCTTATGCCCCTGTGTGACATGATTGGTAAACCAGATATAGCCGCCGCTGCCGCAGTTCCAGATTTTGCAGTCCTCAAGAAGGTATTCCGTATCGGCATAGGCAAAAACACGGACAGAATAATCGGTCAGATAACCGTAAGCGTAGCCGCCGTTTTCAGGAGATTCTTCTCTCGAAAGCGAGTACACTTTTCGATAGGCTTTCATGTCCTCCGTGGAAGAAATAAGCTCCCAATGTGAAGAAAGACCGTAACCGAGCCGGAATTCTTTGATTCCTTCCCGCACTTCTACGGGAAGCGTGTAGTACACGGTTTCTTCGTGTGTTTCGCCGGTGATGGGGTCGGTGACTGTATAGACTTCCATGTATTCCCACTCGGCTATCCAGCTCCCACCGGACTGCAAAGGACAGGTCACGACCTCATAACCGATGTCACGGTAAACATAGATATTCACACCGGCATCGGAGGGACTGCTGACATCCTGCCAGCTCCCAGAAACCTGCCCGGTATAGTCGTATCCGTAAAAATGGCTTGTGGAGATATACCTCGGTTCGATTTCACTTTCGTTTCCGGAGAAGCCTGTGACTGAACCCCACATCACATCGCCTTCGTACCAGTCGGAATACTCGTCACCCCAGCGGATACTGTAATCGAAGTGGTTTATATCAAGCTGATTCTTTATGAACTGCAACGCACGTTCAGCCGCCGCCTGATATTTCTCTCCGTCAAATACACTCATTCGGTTTCCTCCTCATCGACCGGAACCGTGCAGTAGAAAACAAGCAGCGTCACCGTTGCCGCCGTCACACCGGAGAGGGCCGCGCCGATATACGCATCGAACTCCGAACCGCCACGGCGAAGGAGCGTGACCGTGCCTTCCGAGCCATCATCTGTATGGATGTGGAAATACGGTCTATCCCGATAAGCGCGGGTGAAGTACATTGTGCCGGTTCCGATCAGTTCTCCAAACTCCACCGTGTATTTTACGGTGCTTTGCCGAATGTCCTCGACCGTGGTTTCCAGCTGATACAGCGAATCGTTGATGGTCGGGATGTACTGCCCGACCGTGATGGAAACCTCTTTGTAGTTGAACGGGTTCCAGTCCATACCGACAATCCGGCTGTAGGCATTGATGCCGAGCTTCGGAAAGACGATATGCAGCTCGTCTCCGATTTCCAGACTGCCTTTTTGGTAGAGCGACAACGAGTAGTTCGTCACGTCCTCCGTAGCGTTGTTGGAAAAGGATATATCCTGAACAAGGCTGGAGGACATGATCTCAATCGGTGTTTCTGTTCCAAGGTGCTCACGGATGCCGACGGTATAGCCGGAATATTCAATCTCGCCGCCGGTCAGCGCCACAAGCTGCATCACACAGGCACGGCGGGTAACATTCTTATTTACCCTCAACGTCACCTCTTCCGTAGGGTCAACCTGACCGACCGTGAACGGAGTGCCGGACAGCAAAGTAAGCAGAATGTTCCTTGGCGTATCCGTCATGTCGAAAGCCTGAACCGCATAATCTTCGCCGTTCAGAAGATACGACACATGGTCTCCGGAAAACTCGGTGTAGCAGATGCCGGAGGAGATATTTTTCTTCACTTCTGTTATGGTAAAAATGAGTCCTTCCACCTCTGCCAGTCTGCCGGTGGAGATATACCCCTCGGTCTGTTTTGTGATGATTTTCGCGTCCAGCGAACATTCGCCGTCCAGCTTCTGTATGATGCCGCAGCCGTTGACTGCGGAGTAGGTTTTTACATGACTGCCGCTCGACCCGTCAGCGTTCTGCTCATAAATGGAAAGGCGCGGATTCGGCGGGATTTCACGGTAAACCGCAAGAATGTCAGTATCGTGGGTAATGTACCAAAACGACGCGCTCCACCCGATGAAAGTGAAGCCGGCGCACCTTTCCGGCGAAGGCGGCACGGCATCTTTTCCGTATTCCACCTGCTGTGTAGACCACAGCGTTTCGCCGTCTTTGGAATAGAACCGCACCGTCAGAATCTGCGCCGTATAAACCGGATTGACCGTCAAATCGGTTGTGATGTTGGAGAAATCCTTGTCCCACCCCGTGAAGGTATGACCGGGGATCAGTTCAGGGGTCGGTGCGACTGCGGCATGACCGTGAGCAATATGCTGTACCGATAGAACCCCGCCGTCATATTTCATGAAAACGACCGTATAAGTCGTATCAACATAAGTCGGGCGGACGGTCATATCTTCTACGACGTGGGTAATAGGCACATTCCAGCCGTTGAAGGTTTTACCCGTTATGATTTCAGGAGACGGAGCCTTTGAGGTTATATCCTCGCCGTACTCCGCCTCCACAACGCCGAGAAGGTCATCCCCGGCGTAATTCAAAAATCTTACTGTGAACATCGGTTCCGACCTCCTTTACACGGTTCCGAGATTTCTGAGGGATGCTTTCCCTCGCTGGTACTGGATCTGGGAAACAACGGTCGTGATGACCTTGCCGTCAATCATAATCGGCTGGCTGAGTTTCACTTCGCCGTTGTTATAACCATTCCCGTTGAAGCCACCGACCGTCGCATTCATGCTGGCATTCATCTCCGGCAGAACCTTTTTCATGTCCATGACAGAAGCCACATCCTTAATGGCATCCCTGACCATGAATTTGCTTCTTTCGATTCCTTCGGCAAGACCGCCCATGAAGTCGGGCATCCAGCTTTCAAAATCCACCAGCGGGCCTTTGTCAGGAACAGAGAAATGCAGATACGACCGGATAGTAGATGCCACATTTTTGACCGCGCTGACAACGGAGCTAATCATGGACTTGATACCGGAAACGATGTTGCTGATGATGTCACGACCCCAGCTATACGCCTGAGACGCCAGATTGGTGATATAGTTCTTTGCCGAATCGAATCCGTTCTGAATCGTGTTCCGGATGTTATTCACCGTGCCGGTAATCGCCGACAGCATATTGTTGAATGCCGTGGTGATGGCGTTCCAGATGGCGTTGGCAATGGTCGTGACCGTGGTCTTGATGCTATTCCACGCTGTTGATATGAAAGTCGAGATCGTGGTCATTACAGTTGTGACCGTAGTCGAAATCGCCGTCCAGATGGTGGTGAAGAAGGTGCTGATGGCATTCCACACCGTCTGCGTCACGGATTGAATCGTATTCCATGTATTTGTCAGGAATGTGGAAATGGCGGTAACCACCGTAGTGAATACATTCTTGATGCCGTCCCACACGCTGACGAAGAAATCGCAGATGGCATTCCATGCCGTGGTGATCGCTTCTCCCATAGCCTGCCATGCCTGAGCAAGCCACTCACCGACAGCGGCAGCGACCTCTTTGATGTTCTCCCACAGATCAATCCAGAACTGCCGGAATTCTTCGCAGTTATTCCATAGATAAATGAAAGCAGCCACCAATGCCGCAATCGCCGCGATGATGAGAATAATCGGATTGGCTGCAAGCACTGCATTGAGTGCCCCGAATGCCTTTTTTACCGTATTAATGATTCCCGCCAGCTTCGGCAGAATCGTCATGACCGTACCGACTGCGGAGATAATTTTTCCTCCGATAATCAGTATCGGTGAAAGAATAGCGATGAACGAACCGAGCTGAACGATGAAATTCTTCGTACCGTCAGAAAGTCCGTTCCACCAGTCCAGCACATTCCGCAAAACGCCCATGAGGTTTTTGAGAATCGGAATCAGGATATTACCGATATCCACCGCCACTGCTTTGAAAGCTTCCTTTAGCTGACTGACCTGAGAGGCAAAGGTCTGATACCGCTTGCTTGCTTCATCGGTCAGCGCCGTGTTGTTCTGATAAGCCTGACTGGATGTGTCGATAGCATCCGAAAGGACACCGGAAGCAAGAGCCAGGGATTTTAACATATTGGACTGACGGACGCCGCTCATGCCAAGTTCATCAAGAACAAGGGTTGCACTTTCGCCCCTCTCATCCAAAGAACCGAGTCCGGCGATAAATGCCTGCAAAGCTTCTATCGGTCTTTTCTCCCATGCGGAAGCAAACTCGGCAGATGACATTCCGGCTACGGAAGCGATTCTGTCGAGGGCTGCTGTTGAGCCATTTGCCGCATCAGAAGCTGCCTTTTCGATTGCTGTTAATGTCTGCGTCATGGCAGTACCACCGGCTTCAGCTTCAATACCAACAGAACTCATGGCTGTGGAAAGCGCCAGAATATCCGTAGTCGTTAAGCCTGCCAGGGTTCCTGCTGAAGCAAGACGTGTACTCATGGCAACGATAGATGCTTCATCGGTTGCAAAGTTATTACCAAGGTCAACGATGGCGGCACCAAGCTTATCTACATTACCGGTTGATTCGCCGGTAATATTAAGGAATCTTGCAAGGGCCACAGCCGCTTCATCTGCTGAAAGGTTTGTGGAGTCACCCAGCATGACCATCGTTTTGGTAAACTCAAGAAGATGCTCTTTTGAAATACCGAGCTGTCCGGCAGCTTCGGCAACAGCAGCAATGTCTTCAGCAGAGGATGCCGTCTCGGTTGCCATTTTCTGAATACCGGCTGCAAGCTCCTCATATTCTGCTTCAGTGGCATCCGTTGTTTTCTTAACACCGGCAAAGGCAGACTCCCAGTCTGTTGCGGCCTTTACTCCGGCAATACCCACCGCAGTTGCTGCAGCAGATAAAGGAGCCAGCGATTTGCCGACTCCTGTGATGGTGTTTCCTACGCTTTGCAGTTTTGTTCCAGTTGCCGCTATCTTCTCAAGTGCGACAGCCGACCTTGATGCCTGGCTTTCCAGGTCCCTCAGTTTTGCTTCTGTTTCGGCGATTTCTCTTTGCAGGGCATCGTACTGCGCCTGGGAGATTTCGCCCCTCTGAAGGGCTTCGTTTGCCTGCTGTGCCGCCGTCTTTAAGGTAGCAAGCTTATCCGTTGTTTCAGAAATGGCGTCCTTCAGCAATTTCTGTTTTTGCGTTAAAAGCTCTGTGTTTCCCGGATCCAGTTTCAGGAGTTTCTCCACATCCTTCAGCTGTGCCTGAGTGTTTTTAATTTCGCTGTTTACGCCTTTTAACGCGGTCTGCAGCTTGGTGGTATCGCCGCCGATTTCGACGGTTATACCTTTGATTCGGCTTCCGGCCATGGTTCATCCTCCTTTCCGTTAGAACGAGTGTGTTGATTGCGAAACTCCGAAAAGCCAATAAATAAAAGGCAAATCAAAGTAAATATCTACTGACTTTTCTCCGCTTTTATGGTAAAATAAAGGTGGCAAAACCAAGAAATCACCAAAAAAGCAGGAGAAAAAAGTCATGCAAAATAAGGTTGTGCAAATTTCACTATGGGAAACTTACACAAAGGTATCCGAGGCCGAAGCAAGCAATGTACCCGAGTTTCTTCGCCTGCTCGACGAATACCTTGACTGGGATGAAATCATCCCGGAACAATTCCGACATGCGTATTATTCGTATACCGGGCGGCCGCACACATATTCGCTTGAATCCATGCTGGCCATACTGACGCTTCAGCGCATAATCGGCGTGGAAATCGATAAGGCGTTTCTGAAGGTACTTGCGTGCAGCGCGGAATTGCGGAAGTTCTGCGGGATCCATTCCGTTCCTGACGCCGCTCAGATTACACGTTTCAAGCAAACCTACCGCGAATTCCTCAAACAAGTCTTCCAAAAGCTTGTGGACCTAACCGCTCCGCTCTGCGCTGAAATGGATGCCGCAAAAGCGCAAACACTTATCTTCGATACCACAGGAATTGAAGCGCGCGTCTTTGAAAACAATCCTAAATTCTTTAACGGCAAGCTGAGTCAGGCAAAATCCTTTGCTAAAAAGAATCCGGGTTACAATCCCTATTCCGGAGTTTACGCCCTTCTTCCTGATCATGCCGAACACAATCCCGAAATCCGTCAGCAGTACATCAACGGCCATTTCTGCTATGCACTGAAGGCTGGAATACTTACCGACGGACTCGGAATCGTCCGCCATATCGAGTTCTTTGACGATGAATTCAAAAAAAGTTGTCCCGAGACTGTGGAAAAGAAGTCCGACGATCCCGATTCTGACAAGGAGACCGGGGACAGCACTGCGTTGATACCTGTTCTGGACAGCTTCCGGCTCCTGCATCCGCAGCTTAAATTCAATACCTTCCTCGGGGACTCTGCCTTTGATTCCTATGATAACTATGATTTGCTTCTTAATGCCCTGGGATTTGACCGCGCAGTTATTCCAATCAACCGGCGCAATTCAAAACCAAATGTGTCCTCCGGATTCAACGAAGTCGGCTGCCCGGTCTGCCCGAGGGACGGCACGCCTTTTATTTTTGCCGGCGAGTGCAGGGGGAAACACCGATCACGACGCCTCAAATATGTCTGTCCCAAATCAGCTAAGAAAGGCACTTCAAGGGTCTGCACCTGCGAGAACCCTTGCACCGATTCCCCTTACGGCCGCTGCGTCTATGTCTATCCTCACAAAAACCTCCGCCTGCACCCCGGCATTGAGCGGGGCTCTGCCGAATGGAATGACCTGGCATTGAGCGGGGCTCTGCCGAATGGAATGACCTTTATAAATGCCGCACCGCAGTTGAGCGGGATATTGAGATTCTGAAAGATGTTTTGGGCGTTTCGGGTAGGATGACTTTCAATTCGGACACTCTCAAAGCTGACCTTTTTATCGCCGCCATAGTTCAGCTGATAGGCGTCCTCATCTCCGGTAAAATAGCCAAGCCCGAGCTTTGTCTCTCCATCCGCAAAATTTTCGCCGTTTGATTTTTGTCTATTCTGCTATCAAGTAGTTTTTGCCGCGGGGGCTTTTTTGCAATAACTCTCCCGCATGGCCGCCTGCGCAGCTTGTTTTTATTTGGGGACATTTCGCAATTGGCTATTTAAGATATGTACCGATTGCTCCTCGTCCCGTCCTCTGATATGATTACTATTTCTGCAGGTTTCCCGGACACTCATTATCATTATAGTAAATTCGCGGATTTGTGACAATGGTTTTTTAATTATTTTCGACCCAAACCCAAAAAAAGCGGCAGGATGTATAATATTTTCAAATCAAGGAAAACTGTTATTGCGCCACAACAAAAGGTAGCTGATGTATAGCACAAGCGCGAATCTATATTTTTTTTGCCGTCACAAACGGCGAGGTTGAATTTTATGGCAAAGCAGGGAATGCGCAGACCCGACCCCAAAGAACCTCACGGAACAGAGGGCGACCACAGAATGAGTATTCCTAAAAACGAGGTTCCACCGGTCCCCGAAATTCAGGGCAAGGCAAAAACCAAAAAAGTAAAAGCCAAAAAACACTAAAGCCCCTGCCCGGGCCCGGGCAGGGGCTTCTCATGCGGGACTCTGCTCCGCACCCGCTTTTTTTCATGTGGGCTCTGCCCCCATACCCCCTGAACTTTATAAGCTAATAGAGCAGCGCGGGCCCCGCATACCGCGCTTTTGCCGCCATAAGTATAGCGGCCGACTTGTGATAGGGATGCGGCAGGGCTTTTGATGAACATAGCTAAATCCCCCCGCCTAACCCGGCAGGGGGATTTTCTTTTTAATTTATGCCTTGCGGTCGTTGTAATGGGTATGGAGCAGGTGGTGCGACTTCTCGCCCAGCGGCTCTCCCAAAAACTCTTCATATAGCTTCTTGATAGCCGGGTTTTCATGCGACTTGCGGATAGGCAGATCACGGTCGGCCTCATATATTGCGGCAATCCGCTTCTTACGCACCTCGTTTGTAGTGCCGTAGGGCTGGCCGCCGCCGCCGATACAGCCGCCGGGGCAGCACATGATTTCAATAAATGCATAGTCGGCCTTGCCGGACTTAATCAGCTCCATCAGCTTGCGGGCGTTCGCCAGTGTGTGGGCCACCGCCACCTTGACAGGTGTGCCGTTAAGGTCAACCGTGGCCTCCTTGATTCCCTCAAGACCGCGAACGTCCTTGAAGTCAAGCGACGGGAGCGTCTTGCCGGTAACCACTTCGTAGACAGTACGCAGCGCGGCCTCCATAACACCGCCGGTAGCGCCGAATATCACCGCCGCGCCGGTCGACAGCCCGAACGGAGCGTCGTATTCCTCTTCCTCAAGGGCGTCGAAGTTAATACCGGCCTGGCGGAGCATCTTGGCAAGCTCGCGGGTGGTCAGCACCACATCGACGTCGGGATTCTTGCCGTCCACGCTCATCTCGGGGCGCTGAGCCTCATATTTCTTGGCCGTGCAGGGCATTATCGAGACCGAGAAAATGTCCTCGGGGCGCTTGCCGATTTTTGCAGCATAATAGCCCTTGGCCAGGGCGCCGAACATCTGCTGCGGCGACTTGCAGGTCGAGACATGCGGGAGCAGCTCGGGATAGTACTGCTCAATGAAGTTTATCCAGCCCGGGCTGCAGGAGGTGAGCATGGGCAGCACTCCGCCGTTACTCAACCTCTGGAGCAGCTCGTTTCCTTCCTCGATGATGGTCAGGTCGGCCGTGAAGTCGGTGTCAAACACCTTGTCAAAGCCGAGCGCGCGCAGCGCCGCGACCATCTTGCCGGTGACAACTTTACCCGGCTCAAAGCCGAACTCCTCGCCCAGTGCAACCCTGACGGCAGGTGCGGTCTGAACGATTACAACCTTATCAGGGTCGTTTATCGCCTCCCAGACGCGATCGATATCCTCTTTTTCGGTTATCGCCGCCACCGGGCAAACTACTGCGCACTGACCGCAGGCCACGCAGGCGATGTCTGTGAGGTACTTGCCGAAGGCCGGCTTTATCTCAACCTCGTCGCTCCTTCCTACATAGTCGAGCAGCGACAGTCCCTGAACCTTGCCGCACATCTGGATGCAGCGGCCGCATTTAATGCACTTGTTGGGGTTGCGCTCAAGCGACGGGCCGGAGGTATCGCGCTCAAGGTCTCTTTCAACATGTCTGAAGGGGTTCTCGCGGATTCCGAGGTCGGCTGCGATTTTCTGCAGGTCGCACCTGTTGTTGCGTTTGCAGTAGGTGCAGTCCATCTCATGTCCGGCCAAAATCAGCTCGACAATTATCTTTCTGGCCTGGCGCACCTTCGGGGTGTTGGTCCTGACCGCCATACCCTCCCACACTCTGGTGGAGCAGGCGGTCTGCAGGGTCCTTGCGCCCTCGACTTCTACCACGCAAATCCGGCAGTTTGCCTTGATGTCAAGGTCGGGATGATAGCAGAGTACCGGGATGTCAATCCCCGCCTGCTTTGCGGCATTTAATATAGTGGTGCCCTCGGGGACCTGAATCTTTTTATTGTTTATTGTGATGTTTACCATGTTCACTTTACCTCCTTCGCAGCGCCAATCCTGCCGCAGAGCTCGTCGCCGAAATACTGAAGAATCGTTTTTATAGCGGTGGGAGCAGCCTGCCCCAACCCGCAGAGCGAGGCCTGCGACATGACATCGAGCAGGTTCCGTAGCAGCTTGAGGTCGGCTTCGGTCGCCGTGCCGTCGACAAACTTGTCAAGCAGCCCCAACACCTGTCCGAGTCCCTCGCGGCAGGACGTGCACTTCCCGCAGGACTCGTGATGGAAGAACTCCATTATCCGGACCAGGATGTCAAGCGCGTCTGCCCGGTCGTCGATGACGATAATAGCTCCCGAGGCGATGCTCAGGTTGTACTTGCGCATCTCATTTGCGTCGATTTTCAAATCAAGCAGGCTGGGCGGAATGATAGGACCCGACGGGCCGCCGAGCTGCACCATCTTGACAGCTCTGCCACCCGGCACTCCGCCGCCGAGCTCCTCGATTATTTCTCTGAGCGTGATGTCGTAGGTCACCTCATAGAGCCCTGGATGGTTGATGTTACCGCTGAGCGAGATAAGCTTTGTCCCGGTCGAGGCCTCGGTGCCCAGAGCGGCATATGCCGCGCCGCCCATGTCTATTATGTGCGAAATATTGGCGAAGGTCTCAACATTGTTAATCTGCGTGGGCTTGCCATTAAGCCCCTCGGTGGTCGGGAAGGGTGGCTTGAAGGTCGAGCGCGCCGGCTTGCCCTCAAGCGCGGCCAAAAGGGCAAACTCCTCGCCGCAGACATACGAACCGGCTCCCGAGTAGACATCCATTTCAAAGTCAAAGCCGGTGCCGAGTATGTTCTTGCCGAGGAATCCGGCTTTGCGCGCCTGTTTTATTGCATTATCAAGTATTTTTATTGAGTTGATATATTCTCCCCTCACGAAAATCGCGCCGTAGTCGGCGCCGGCCGCAAAGGCAGAGATAATCATGCCCTCAAGAAGCTGGTGCGGGTCTTTTTCCATCAGGTATCTGTCCTTGAAGTTGCCGGGCTCACCCTCGTCGGCATTGCAGACAACATATTTCGGCGAGCCGGTTGCGCGTCGCACAGACTCCATCTTTATTCCGGTCGGAAATCCCGCGCCGCCGCGACCTCTGAGCCCCGAGGCCTTGACCTCGGTAATAATCGCCTCGGGGTCCATCCCGAGCGCCTTTTTCAGGGAGGCATAGCCGCCGTTTTTGATATAATCTTCAATCGAGTCGGGCGAAACAACCCCGAAACGCGCGGTCAGCAGCTTTTTCACTTTATTGCTCATTTGCCGGCCCTCCTCAGCTCCCCGATAATCGAGGCAATTTTCTCAGGTGTCAGATTTCCGTATACAGTTTCGCCAATCTGCATCGCCGGGGCCATCTCGCAGCAGCCTATGCAGCTTGTATACTCAAGCGTAAATATACCGTCCTCGGTCGTCTGGCCCATTTTGATGCCAAGCAGCCCCTCAAGCTCGGCAACCACGTTTACCGAACCGTTAACATGGCAGGGCACGTCGCGGCATACCTGAATTATGTATCTGCCCCTCGGCACCTCTGAAAAGAGCGAATAAAAAGTCACAAGGCTGTATACCCGGCTCACCGGTAGCCCGGTCTCCTTAGCGAAAGCCTGAATGTCCTCTTTGGTAAGATAATTCTGCGGCTTGCTTCTCTGATACTCAAGCATCGCGCCGAGCAGCCTGCCGGGTGAGTTCCCGTACTTGTCCAACACTTCTTTTACTTCCATGTGTGGCATATCTCCTTTGTGATTTGAATTTCTGTCCCTGAGACGCATATTGTCCGAGGACAAACCTGCAGATACTCAGGTTGCGACAAAAAATGTTAATATATGTTAATAAATTAACAACCAAATAAACACACCCGAATAATTATAATACAATCTCAAATGTTTGTCAATTGAAAAATATTTAAATAATCTGCATATCAGAGAGCCCGATAATATGTAAAATGATGATTTGTGCCCCGGGCTGCCAAAAAGCAGCCTCCGGCCGGTCAAAGCCGCCCGCTGGAATGCGGACGGCTTTATTCGCGCTCGCTTACTGTCACATGCCCGCCGGGCCTGTCATGTTCCGGCTTTTATGTGAGCGCCATTTCGGATCCGTTTTTACTGCCCTTTTGCGCAATATCTTCGTTGACTATATTATATACAATTTCGGCAATGTGGGGGTCAAACCTGTGGCCGCTCTGCAACATGATTATTTTGATTGCTGACTTTTTGGCCTCGTCAGAATATCCGTCAAGCTTGGCCCAGCGGTCGAAACACTCGGCAATCGCAATAATTCTGGAAATAAGCGGAATCTGCTCGCCCCGAAGCCCGAGCGGATAGCCGGTGCCGTCCCATCTTTCATGGTGGGCATACACGGCCTCGGTCAAATCGAGTGTATCGTCAAAAAGATTGAGTATGCGGTAGCCGGTAACCACGTGCGGGCGCATTTTTTCCTCCTCCTCGTTTGTCAGGGGGCTTTTTTTAAGTATGTCGTCGTCAATGACAATTTTGCCTATGTCGTGCAGATAACCAGCTCTTTTGAGCTTTGCTATTTCGTTTTTAGGCAGGTTCAAAGCAGCGCCTATCAACCCGCACAGCTCGCTGACAGCAATGGAATGGTCTCGCTCGTCCGGCTTTTTGGTATGCAGCGTTTCGATGATGGTGTTTATTATCTCCCTGCTCACAGATTGCCGGTTGATGGTTTTATCCCGGTACATGGCGTTTTCGGCATTGGACAAGGTAATCTCAATGGACTGGGCGGGGGTGGTTTTGGTGTCGAAGCCTATCGAGGTGCTGCATTTGATGGCCTCGACCTGAGCGTGCTCAAAGCCCCGCCTTATGCGTTTTATCACGGCCTCTGCACCCGCAGCATCGGTATTCGGCATTATTATCACGAACTCGTCGCCTCCTACCCGTGCTATGAAATCCTCCTCCCGGCAGGATTCCTTCAGTATTTCGGCGGCCTTCCTGAGTAGCCTATCCCCCGAATTATGGCCGAATATGTCATTGGTCATCTTCAGCCCGTTAATATCTGCAAAGATAACCGACAGCGGCAGATTTTTCACGGTGTCCATTTCCTGCAGCGCTTTCTCGAAGCTGTTTCGGTTGTTGAGCGCGGTCAGCGTGTCACGCAGGCTTAGATATTTAATCCACTCGTCTCTCTTTTTGCGCTCGGAAATGTCAAGGAAGGTGATAACCCCTCCAACAGTAATACCTTTGCTTATCTGAGGATAGGAATGATACTCCACCTCAATCGGAGTGCCGTCGGCCCGCCAGAAGACCTCCTCGTCTACATCATAACCCCGGCCTTCATTAATTGACTGGAATATCCTGCACTCCCTCAGGTCCATCGGAGTGCCGTCGGGGTAACTGTGGTGTATGAGCTGGTGCATGTTCCTGCCCAGCAAATCTCCGGCGCTCTCATACCCCAAAAGCCTGATGCAGCTCTTGTTGCAGAATGTGCAATTCCCTTGTTAGAACGAGTCAAAATCAGACTGAGAGGCCACTTCCTCGTATTTACAGTCATCATTCTGACTTTCACTGAACATATCTGTGACCAAACCGACGGTGAGCAGGTCGAGATCTCTTATGGAGATCCCAAGCTGCACACATCGGAGCATAAAGAGCGGGGTGGTCATTTCCCGCTCAGTTTTCCTGCGTTTTTTCGGTTCTGCACCTCGGTTTCAATGTTTAAGCCCCACAGTTCAATGATCTGCGGAAGCACCTGGTAGATGCTGAAAGTATTGAAATCCTCAAGCCACTCTTCCGGGGAATCCGGGATAGCAGGGTCAGCGTGTTTTGCCATCACATAAGCGATGTTTTCAAAAAGCTCCAAAGAGAAGGTGTCCAGCATGGAGCCTTCCTCTGTGCTGTTATCTACCGCTTTTTCCAAAGACGCGAGGTCTTTATAAATGTCCCTGCGGAACTTGATTCTGTAGAGACGTGGGATGGCGGCAGAGGCCCTGAACAGAACCTCTTTGCCGTCGATCTCGATTTTCTTCGTAATAGCCATAGACGCTTCCTCCTTATTATTCGTCAGTAACGGTCAGCGTCAGGACAGCGGTATTGCCGGTCGTTCTGCCCGCATCGGTGAGGGTAACCGTGTACTGCACATCGGTTCTGGTTTCCGAATTGGTAGTCAGCGTCAAGGTCGAACCGGAAATAGAAGCCTGCACCATGCCGGAAGTTTCGCCGTCAACGGTGACCGCAGCGGTAACAGTACCGAGCGCACCGGAGATAGTCGCAGTTCCGGTATTACCCTTCGCCACAGAAAGCGTGGTAGGAGTAACTCCGAAATCAGTATTCAGGGGAAGATACACAGACTCAAACCAGCCGTTATAAGCGGCTGCCGTAGTCGTATCGGAAGTTCTCGCCTTGACAAGACCACCCTCCAAAGGAGAAGCCTTGATGGTGAGCGTTTCAGTTTTAACCTCAATTTCCTCTTCGTTGGTCGCGGATTCGATAGAAGGTCTGCTTGCCGTGCAGTTGTAGAGGACGTGACGGATTTTGTGCTTATCCCCGTCAAACTCGAAAAGCAGAGCGAAGGGCGCAGTTTCCACCGTCGCATCTTCGACAAGGACAGCGTTTCCGTCCATGGTTTCCTTCAGAATCTGTGTCCTGAATTCCTCGGGGATCAGAGCAATTTCAAGGTCACCCTCATAGCCCTGATTGTTGGAAACGGTGTAATACGCATAGCCATCTGCGTAGAAGATAGACGGTTCGCCGTTGGGTTCCAAAGAGAGCGAAACAGCACCGGGCATCGGCACGGGTGTACCGAAGGTAGCCGTTCCGTTCGTGATGGTGAGCAGCGCAAAGTAGACGTTGCGCAGATTGTATTTCACTTTGTTTTTAGGCATTTTCTTTTACCTCCATAAAAAATGTGTAGAGAACCTCATACAGCTTTTCGGAATCAATCCAGACTTCCGTTTTGTTGTAGAAAATACCGGCTTCATCCAGCACATTCTCTACAGCAAGTTCTGTATCAGGACTCTTGTAGTCGGTGTACAGTTCAATGTGTACTTCGTTGATTTTCTTATACACTCTGCCGTCAGCGGAGAAGTTGTCGCTTCCCGGACAGAGATAGCAGATGAAAGGCGGGTCAGGTGCTTCGCCTTCCGCAAAATGGTCATACGCAAACGGTATGCCCGTCAGCTGCGAGAGCAGCAATACGATTTCTTCCATAGGCGTTATCCCTCCAGTGCCTTTCTGATTTCCTGTTCCAGTTCCTTTTCGGCATTCTCCTCAGCAGGAGCGATATGCACCTGCGCCGGAACTCTGCCGCCTCCGCGCTTGGCATGACCATGTTCCAGAAGGTGGGGCTGCCATGCTTCTTTTGAATAGACCGTGACCTGCAGCATATTTGCCGCTTCGCCGGTTACTTTCGTTGCCCAGCTCTTGGCATATCTGCCGGTACGCTTTGGGGCATTAGCGGAGATTTCCTGTTTGCAGTCCTTTCCGGCTTTTTTCACGGCTTCTTTCATTCCGTCTGTGGAGAGCTTTGCGTATTCTTCCAAGCCTTTCATGACGGCATCCGCAAGCCCGTCCACGGACACTCTTGTTCCCACCATGCCGTCACCTCCGCGCCTTCATGCACATGATCTTCACGGATTTCTTCTTGAAATTCATGTGGTCGATGCCGGTGATGTCGTAAAGCTCATCCCGGAACTGCACCCGGTATTCAGTTGAAGTGACCGCTGCAACCGCACTGCACCAACGGACGGTAAAAGCGATCTTTCCTTTTCCCACCCGCTGACCTGCGGTTTCCGCTTCGGAACTTACGGAACTTTCTTCTCCGCTGACCGTTGCATGGCAGGTATGGTAGTCTGTCCAGACTTCACGGTGATTGCCGACAGCGTCCACGGTAGGGACGTTCTTCTGAATCGTTATCTTTTCGTTCATTGCCGCTATATCCATCAGAATGCCGCCTTTCTCATTCCTTCGAGAATTGCACGAAGGTCAAGGGTGAGTTTCTTATGGTCGGCTTCTTCACGATGCTCATAGCAGTAGGCAATGGCGTACAAAAGAGCCAGGAGCGTTTTCTTATCCGTGGAATCGGTGTATTCCTGAACAGTCACACGGGCAATGTCCGCGCAGAGCGAAACAGACGATTCGATCAGACTGCCAATCAGCGTGTCATCCTCGTTATGGTCTACCCGGAGGTAGGTTTTTGCTTCTGCCAATGTAATGGTCATGATGTTCCTCCAAAAGAAGGACGGCACAGAGTTTTCATTCCATGCCGCCCGGTTCTTTATTATTTCAAGATGCCTGCAGAGCGAAGTCTCACAAGCAGGTAGTTGTTGAGAAAGGCATTGATGCCTGCCACATCGGTAGCTTCGCAGTCCTCAAGATCGTCAACGGCAAGCACACCGCCTGCCACAGTCTTGGTAGCCTCGGCTACGGAAAGAGTGCCGTCAGCTTCGACTTCAAGACCGTCACCGGCAATGACGCCGCCAAGTGCATCATCCGAAGCCGGAGCA